AAGACGGTGATCGTAAGATTGCTGGTGTTGTTTCAACTGATCCTGCTTACGTTATGAATAGCACACTTGAAGGTACTAAAGCAACTGTTGCATTAACTGGACGTGTTCCATGTATGGTAACTGGTACTGTTAAGAAAGGTGATATGATGGTAAGTGCAGGTAATGGTAAAGCACGTGCTGAAGCAGATCCTAAGATGGGTGCTGTCTTCGGCCCCCTTTTTTATTGACTAGATATTCAGAAAATTGTAACTAAATTGAAGGTAAATACGACAAATTATAAGGGGGTTTTTTAGGATGGGATTAACACGACCTAGACTTGGGCAATTACAAACAAACATTACAGAAATTGATGATCCGTTAATTGTATTAAATAATGCAGAAACAGGTGCTAACGCTTCTGATATCGGATTTGTTTTTGAGCGCGGAACTAGTACTAACGTTGCTTTAATATGGGACGAGAGTGCAGATGAGATTGTCTTTATTAATACTACAGAGACTGGCAGTACTGATGGTAATGTTACTATTAGTTCATACGCTAATTTAAAAATTGGCGGTTTTATAGCAGATGGATTAACTTACCCGTCGTCTGATGGAACCAACGGACAATCTATGGTAACTGACGGTAATGGAAATCTTAGTTTTAGTTCTGCGGCAGGTGTTGTTGATTGGGAATCAGACCAAGGTTCTACTAATATACATTCAGGAAACTACACTAATACTACGTATAGTGTTGGTGACGGTGGATTAACTCAACAGAACTTTACTACTGCTAACAACACAAAATTAGATGGCATTGAATCTAGTGCTGACGTAACTGATACTGCTAATGTAGTAGCATCTTTAACAGCAGGTACTAATGTATCTATCTCAGCAGGTGGTTCTATTAGCTCTACTGATACCAACACCACTTACTCTGTGGGAGATAGTGGACTAACTCAAAAGAATTTCACATCTACCTTAAAGACCAAGCTAGACAGCATCGAAGCTAGTGCTACTGCTGACCAAACTAATGCAGAAATTAAAACAGCTTATGAAGCTAATGCTAATTCTAACGAATTTAGTGACGCTGAACAAACTAAGTTATCTGGTGTTGCTACTTCAGCTAACAACTATTCACATCCGGCTAATCACGCTATAAGTGTTATTACTGGATTACAGACAGCTTTAGATGCTAAGACAACTCCTGGGTATGTGGATACTAAAGTCTCTGACTTAGTAGACTCAGCTCCAGCTACGTTAAATACGTTAAAAGAGTTAGCTACAGCATTAGGTGATGACGCTAATCACGTTACTACAATGACTACCTTAATCGGTGGTAAGTTACCTTTAACTGGTGGTACGATAACGGGTAACCTAAACCTCGGTGATAACGTCAAGGCACAGTTTGGTGCTGGTAATGACTTACAGATATATCACGATGGTTCTAAAAGCATTATAAGTGAGGTAGGCACAGGCGATTTAGAGGTGAATGTAACCAACTCTCTGAATGTGGTTGGTAGTGGCGGTAATAATATTGTTATGGAAGTCAGTTGCTCCTCTCAACCTGCCGCTTTTTTAACTCTTGCAGGAAATCAAACCACAACAAGCTCGTGTGGTTTGGGGGCAAATAGCTCTGACGAACTTTCATTATACTCAAACAGCACAGAAACATTAAAACTACATTCTACAGGTATTGATGTTACAGGTAATGTTACAGCTACAGAGTTTCATGGTGATGGTTCTAACTTAACAGGTTTAGATGCTGATACTTTAGATGGTTTAGATTCTACTAAGTTCTATAGAGAAGTTTCAACGTCTTCAGGCACAGTTGGCCCAGGCTGGATTACAGTAGCCCACTCAGAGAGTGCTAGACATAGTGGAGAAGTAATTGTTTCAGACTCTGAGAGTAGTGACCACGCTTTCATTCGTATTGACTGGATACGTAGTTATGCTGACTCTGCTTTTACAGTTTTAAACTGTGGAGGGCATAGTAATAGGATACAACGTGTTAGAGTATTGAAGGAAACCGCTGATAATACTTATGGTTGGAAGAAACTACAGGTTTATGTAAGTGTCTCGTCTAACTATAAAGTACAGATTATGGATATAGAGTCTACCTCAGGGTGGAGTGCTCACACTGTAGTTACTCCTGTTGTCCAAGACACTATCTCTGGTTATTCTCTGCACGGTAACGAGGTTGTAGACACGGCTAACTACAACTTCTCAGCTGAACAAGGTGTCTACTCAGGTGGAAACATAAAAGCAGAAGGTTCGTTTATTGGCACAGCGACATCAGCACAGTACGCTGACTTAGCAGAGAACTATGTTTCAGATAGTACGTATTCAATAGGCACAGTATTAATATTTGACGGAAGACAAGAAGTTACAGAATCAACTAGTAAAGCAGATAGACGACTTGCTGGTATTGTGTCTATGAAACCTGCTTACTTAATGAATAGCGAGTTAGATGCAAAGCATGTAGTAGCAATAGCACTACAAGGGCGTGTTCCGTGTAGAGTAACAGGTGTTACACATAAAGGTGACTTAATAATATCAAGTGATACTCCGGGTGTAGCAATGGCATGGAACGAAGAGAAAGATCCACCGGCGGGCTCAATTATTGGTAAATCGTTAGTATCGAAGAATACAGAAGGAGAAGAAATGATTGAAGTAGCAGTGGGTATTAGATAGTGCAAGTACCACAACGATATAGAGAAGATTATACTGGTGAGTTTGTCATTACTAATACTGTTTATAAGCAAGGTAAAAAAGAACAAATTCGTGAATGGGTTGATAACCCTATTACTAATAAACATGTTAGTAATAGGGCCACGTGTATTGCAAACGGAGTAAGCTTACAAAACTTTCTACTCGCCGCGTTAGAAGGACACAAAGGCGGACTACTTGGTAGTAAGAGCATGCAAGTCTACGGTGTACAGGACATGCACAAAAAAATGAAATGTGATTTTCTTGTTGCTAAAGGACAAGAAGCATTAGACGAAGTCATAGAATCTGAATATTATAAAGATAACATAGTCTACACAACTGCACAGCATTGTATTGCAAACCCTGATATGTTTTATCTGGTACCGCACAGTATCAAAATGCTACCCC